AGTTTCTTCTATTAAATTTATTCTATCTTTACCATTAATATTAAATTGTTTTTTAATATTATTATATAATTTAATGGCTGCTTTTTTGATATTTATATCAAACATATAAATATTTAAAAAATAAAAATATTAAAAAATAAAAATATTAAAAAATAATTTTTTAATATTTAATATTTTTAGTCGGATTTTTTTATCCGGTTACTATATATTAAATGGATAAAAGAATAAAATTATATTTTAAAAGAATGCTTGAAAAAAATAAAGAAGTAGTAATATATAGGTTTATTATCAAATATCTTTTTGGAGAAGATGTAACTATGATAGATTTATCTAAATATGTTATAAATAAAATTACATCACATTGTTTTAGTAATTTTAATAATTTAGAATTAATTAAATTAGGTAATAAAAACTTAAAAATAATTGAACCAAATTCATTTATAAATTGTGAAAAATTATCATCAATATTTATAGAAAATAGTATAATATCAGAATTGAAAAAAAATACTTTTTATAAATTACCAAATCTAAGATATTTATATATATTAAATAATATAAATTTACAAAATATTTGTCTTGGTTTTATAAATAAGTGTAATAAATTACATGAAATTCAATTAAATGAATGTAGAATATCAAGATTGAATAAAGATACTTTTTCTAATCTACCAAACCTAGAGATATTAACATTAAATAATAATCAAAATTTACATATTATTGAAAATGGATCAATAAATAATTGTATAAAATTAAAAAAAATATCTATAACGCATAATAATAATTTAAGTATTGTTGAATCTGGATTTATAAATAATTGTATGAAATTAAAAGTATTATTTATGAATAATAATAAAAGTTTGAGTAGTATTGATAAATTTTTTATAAATGATTGCGATGATTTAAGTGATATAATTTTACGAAATTGCAATATACAAATATTACATATAGATAGTTTTACAAAACTATTTAGTTTTCATGTATTAGTTATTTCAAACAATCGTTTATTAACTAATTATTTAGATTATTATTTTATAAGTATATGTGATAAATTTAATCTTTTAAATCATGAAAATAATTATATTCTTGATAATTTAAGAGATGATCTGAGAGAGGTTCGAAAAGATGATATGAGTAAAGAAAATAAGTCAAAAGAATATTTATTACATTTACCTGATGAGCCAACTATGAAAAACAAAAGAGAATTTAATAAAGGTTATCTATATCCAACACATTATCGTTATTGTATTAAAATATTTATACTTGATCCAGATAGAGATAATTATTTTGTAAATTTTATGAATTTATTATCACAAACTGATAATAGAATAATTAAAGAAAATATTTTTATCATTCTTTTTATAATTATATTATATTTATTAAAAATTAATATATATTATAATGAAAATAGTTTGGAAGATAATATATTACATTTAATAAATATTGTAAATGATACATTAAGTACAAAATATTTAAAAAATAGTTTAAGTTTTTCAGAAAATATACTTAATGAAGTTGGAGAATATCTAGGTACTAATAAATATATTCTTCAATATAAGAATATAATAATTAAAATAATAGGATATTTAATTGATATATATAAAGGTTCATCTAAATTTGATAGTATTATTGAATATTTATACATAAATAATATGAAAAATAAGAGAAAATTAAAAAAAATAAATATAAGAAAAATAATAAATAAAAAAATGGAGTTATCATATATTATAAAAGAAATAAATGAATCTTTAGAACTTCCAAAATTAAAAGAAGGTGAAATAGGATTATTATTACATTATTTAAAAAAATTAATTGATTTTAAAAAAATGAAAAGAATAAATAATCCAAAAGAAATACAAGAATTATCAGAACATAGAAATATCCAAAAAAAAAAATTAATGAGAGAATTAGTTAAAATAGATGGTGAAGAAAGTATAAATAATACAATTATAAATTATTATGATAAGGTTTCTGATATGTATATTATAAAATTATTATCAAATAATATTAAATATAAAATTAATAAATAAATTCTTAAAAATATTATTTTATAAATACATTAAATCTATGATTTTTTGGACAGTTATTCATACAATAATAACAATAAATAATATATTTATTAATAAATTATTAACATTAAAAAAATTTATCATGGAGCTGTAGAATATATGTTTCTTACCATAATTTGAATAAAATAAATAAAAATATATTTAAGATATTTTTATTTATTTGTATTTTTTATAATAATTTAGTTAATCGATTTTCAGAATGATATTTTTTTATTTAAAAAATAATAATAAATCGGTAGAATAAGTTATTGATAATAAAAATATTAAAATATAATTTATATAAAATATTAACATTTATTATGAAAATATATTTAAAATATTTTTATTTATTTTATTAAAATTATTGTAAGAGACAAATATTCTATACAATGTCATAAACTTAAGGATTTATTCAATAATGTAAAATAAAAGATTATTTTTATTTTTTATAAAATATTTTATTGAATACTCTTATAAAAAATATAAAAAAAAAATGATTCAAACATAAATAAATTATTGGACATAAATAGTAAAAATATAGAAAATGAAGAAACTTATGAAAATACGCGAGTTATACATAAATCTTTTTTATAAAAAAAGATATTTTAGAAAAAATTAAAAATAAAATTGATAGAAGCATAAAATCATATAAAATATATTTATTATCTAAATTAGATCAAAAATCATTAACAAATAATTTTATTTATAATAATATTAAATTTAAAGAATTTAATTCATTTAGTTTTAATTCATATGATAATAAATATACTAGAAAAATTGTAAAAAATCATGTAAGTAATGACTAGTCGAATTTATAAAGAATGAAGAAAAAATAAAAAAATATTAGGAATATTAGGAAAGTATGGAAAAATATGTATAGTTGCTTCTAAAAATATAGGATACCTATATTAATATTAATGGAAATGAACCTCTAATACTTAATGAAAATATAATGCTTGATGTTGAAGCTTTATCTCTTCCATTTTCAGAATTTTATAATAATTGTTTTAATCAAGAATCTGATGAAAATATATATACTCCATATTTTATTAGATGACTTTATATAATTTATTATAAATCATATAACAATATCATCACATATTATTTCAGAATCTTTTTTTTGTTTACAAAAACGAGTATTAAAATAATTTTGTCTTTCAACTGTATCATTTTTAAATGCAAAATCAGGAGATTTTAAAAAAGGATATTTTGTTTTATCATATTGTTCTTGACAACAATTTTCTAAATTTGAACTTATTAGATATTTATTTGAATCACAATTATAACATAATGGTAATTTATTTTCTTTTTGAACATAATATCTATATCCTATTCTTTCCATATTAATTGGTAATTCACAATATCCATCTTCCATACATTTACCAAAATTATTTTCATAATTTTTATTCATTTGAAAAAAAGGACAATCAGAATTTTCTTTACATGGTGTATCATATATACCTACATTTTTTTTCTTTCCATAATAATCATAGTCTGTTTCACATCTTTCACGTGATATAGCAGGTAACATATATTGTTTATCAATATTACTATAATTTAAGTTAAAACATGCATAATGATTTTTTAAATTAAATTCTTCTTTATGTTTTTTAGAAATTGCTAAAATTGCACTTGGATCTCTATTTATAATAACACTGTTATCAAAATTTGTATTAATAATATTTTCTTTTAATTCATTTTTATTATAAGATTCCGATAATAACATAGAACCGCTGCTATTTCTACCAATATATTTTACATTTGTTATTAATGGTATTCTATCTCTAATATAACCAATATAAGAGAAAGTATTAATATATAATTCTGATTCTCTATATAAAACTATTTGTATTATATATATAGGTTTATTAATATCACTATTAAAATAATTTATATTCAATATTTTATATTTAAATATATCAAATTTCATTAATCCAAATAATATTAATTGACTATCTGTCAATAGAGTTTTTTGTCTTTCATCACATCTTTTTTTAAATTCTAAATTTAATATATTAATATCTTCAATTGGTGATATTATTTCATTATAATCAAAATATGTTTTAATAGAAGGATTATATTTTTCCCATCTGTTAATCCATGTTTTTTCATTATTTTTTATATAACTAAATTCTAATTTATATTTAAATTTTAATTTTTCTTTAGTTATTGGATCAATTAATAATTCTTCAGATATTGAAAATATATCTTCATTATTATCATTTATAATATTTGCTAATTTATTATAATCAACAAATCCAGCTTTATAATCATTATCTCCAAATCCTTTTTCTTTAGGTAAAACCAATTGAGATGGTTCAATAACTAATGGTTCGTCATCAACCATTGTATTATTATATTCTAATGGCCATTTTTTCCAATATTGATCACATGAAGATGTAGAAATATTTGATTGAGGTTTATAATCTAATAATACACGATTTTCATTTTGTTCATCTTGTTTATTAAGAGAAGATATTTTACAAAAATTTTCAATATTATTAAGTAATTTATTAATAATATAAAATAATATATATATAACAATAATTAAAATAATTCTTAATAAATAATTCATTATATATTTTATTTATATAGTAACATGATAAAAAATCCGACCAATTTTTAAATAATTATTTAAAAATTGGTCGGATTTTTTATCATGTTACTATATATTAAATGGATAACAGAAGAATAAAATTATATTTTAAAAAAATGCTTAAAAAAAATAAAGAAGTAGTGATAAATAGAGCCAATATTATAGAAATTTTTGGTGAAAATATAGAAGAAATAGATTTATCTGATTATATTATACATAAAATTACATCTAATTGTTTTAGTGATTTTAATAATTTAAAAATAATTAAATTAGGTAATAAAAACTTAAAAATAATTGAACCATTTTCATTTATAAATTGTCAAAAATTATCAGAAATACATATAAAAGAAAGTGTAATATCAGAATTAGTTGAAAATACTTTTTATAACTTACCACTTCTAGAAAGGTTAATTATATCCAATAATAAAAATTTGTATAGTATTAAACATGGTTTTATAAAAGATTGTAATGATTTAAGAGATATAATTATTGGTCATTCTAAAATTGTAACATTAGATAGTGGTATTTTATCAAATTATAATTTTTTAGAGAGTATATCAATACATAATTGCAATATATCAATATTAAAAGAAGATACTTTTTTTAATTTACCAAAATTATTATATTTATATTTAAATAATAATACAAATTTAATTAGTATTGAACCTGGTTTTATAAAAAATTGTAATAAATTACAAAATATAAATATATGTAATAATAAAATATCAGAATTGAAAGAAAATACTTTTTATAATTTACCACATCGATATGTTTTGGACTTAAGTTATTGTAGAAATTTACAAAGTATTTATTCTGGTTTTGCAAATGGGTGTAAACTTGGCAAAATTATTTTAAATAGATGTGCAAAGTTAGAATTATATAGTGATACTTTTTTAAACTGTAATAATCTAAGTAGCATATCAATATGTAATTCTGGAATATCAAAATTTAATAAAGATACTTTTTCTAATTTACCAGAACTAGAGTATTTGCATTTAAATAATAATCAAAATTTACGTATTATTGAATCTGGATTTATAAATAATTGTAGAGAATTAAAATATATAGGAATGTTTAATAATATAAGTTTAAGTAGTATTGATGAAAATATTATATATAATTGTCATAAACTAAGACAAATAGATTTACATAATTGTAATATACAAATATTACATATAGATAGTTTTAAAGAACTATATAATATAGATTTAAATATAGAAAATAATCGTTTATTAATGCATTATTTATCAGAGATAAGGGATATAATGGATATATCTCATAGTAATAATCTTTTAAATATTGAAGATAATTATATATTTAATATTATAAGAGATGATTTGATAGATGCTAGAAATGGTTATTATAATGATATAAATATAAATGAATTATATTCACCAAATGAACCAAATATGGACTATGAAAATGAACCAGTATTGCTATCACATTATCGTTATTGTATTAAGTCATTTAAAATTAGTCCTGATAGAAATAATAATTTTGAAAGTTTCATGAATTTATTATCACAAATTGATGAAATTGATAATAGTATAATAATAAAAAATATTTTTATAATTCTTTTTATAATTATATTATTTCTATGTGAAATTAATATATATTATGATAAAAAAAGTTTAGAAGATAATATATTACATTTATTAAGTATTATAAATGATGCATTAGCTACAAAATTTGTTAAAAATAATTTAAGTCAGTCAGAAAGTTTTTCAGAAAATATATCTGATGAGATTAAAAAATATATAGATCCTAATAAATATATTATCAAACATATAAAGATAATAATTAAAATAATAGGATATTTGGTTGATATATATAAAGGTTCGTCTAATTATGATAATATGGCATCTAAATTTGATAGTATTATGGGATATTTGTTTATAAATAATATGAAAAATAAGAGAAAAAAAATAAATATAGACAGAACAATTAAAGATAAAAGATTAGAATTATTATATATTATAAAAGCAATAAATGGATCTTTAGAACTTCCAAAATTAAAAGAAGGTGAAATAGGATTATTATTACATTATTTAATAAAATTAATTAATTTTAAAAAAATGAATAAAATAAATAATGCAGAAGAAATACAAAGATTATCAGAACATAGGAATATTCAAAAAAATAGATTAATTAGAACTTTAAAAACACACAGTAAAGAAAGTGTAAATAATACAATTATAAATTATTATGACATGGTTTCTGATATGTATATTAGAAAATTATTATCAAATAATATTAAATATAGAATTAATAGAAAAAACCTTGATTAGGGCAATCTTTTGGAGCTTTATTTATCCATTCCCATTTTAAAGAATCTGTAAGATTTGGATAAAGTGTATTTTCATTATGAGTATTAAAAGCAATTTCTATACCATCACTTCTTTTTATATCATCATCAATATCTTCATCATAATATTTATTCATTTCTGCTAGTAAAACATAATAATCTTTTCCTCCGAATTCACCATATCCTTCATATTCACTTTCTTTCCAAATCCTTCCTGTATTATCCCACATAAAGTAAGTTCCTTGTCGAATTTCACCACATAAATAATATATAAGGATAGACTTATTGGAATTTTGTGCAACAAAGCTAAAATAACCCATTCTTATTTTTATCTAATTAGATAAAAATAAATTTTATAATTTTAAAATCAATTTTTTATAAAATATATCAATGTTTTATGTTGTTTTGGTTAGACCTGGTCCTGGATAGAAAATTTCATAACTTTTTTATTTAAAATATTATTTTATTAATATTCTTAACAATAAAAATTTGCATATCTTCATTAATAATTTAACAATAAAAATATTATATTTTAATAAAATATTTTAAATTTGACAAGTAGCACTGGGTCTAATGTAGGAGCTGTGCTGCTAGTCAAATTTAAATTTATTTACACCCTTGAAGATTTAAAACCGCACCTTTCTGTATAAAATGAAAGGAAACTTCAAGGTTTGCCTATTTCAAGGCGTGTAAATTTTGATTTTGGGAATTCTTCTAAAAACCCTGAAAAATTATTGCTTCTTGATAAATAATTTGGTCTATTTTTATTATTTATCGCATTATAAGTAATTTTATAAATATTTGTAGCACCATTCACATCTCTATTCCAATAACCGCATCCGTTCTTACAACAAATCAGTCCATGGACGAGAATGTTTCCTGTTTTATATGGTCTTGGATTTTCTATTACCATATTCTTCGCACAAATACCTATTTCACATTTGGAACATCTACAACTGGTTCTAAATTCATCAACCAAATAAGTTTGGAAACCTGCTTTTCTAAACAAAGTTCTCATGCCTTTTCCTTTGGTTGCTTCTTTGAATTTCATTTGTTGTTTCTGTTCGTAATCTCCAAAACAAACTACTACTTCTTTTTCATTACCAAAAATTCGTTTGAAATTATTTAACATTTTTTGTTCGCTTTTCTTGGTATAGTCAATTGTTCGTTGTTCTTCAATAATTCCAACGCAGTTTTCACTTGTGGTTTGGTAATTTTGTAAGAAATAGGTTTTCTGTTTCTTCTTGTGAGATTTTTAGAACTATTGTATCTTTTAATCCAATCTCGTAAAGTAGATTTTTTACAATCAAAGATTTTACATGTTTTCTTATACCCATCTCCTTTATCGTTATTTAAGTAATATTTAACAGCAGAAATTTTATAATCGTCTGTCTTATGTTTAGTCATCTATATTATTTTGAGAAAAATATAAAAAATAATATAAAGGGTGCGGTTTTAAATCTTCAAGGGTGTAAATAAAATATTTTCATTGTTAAAATATCAATAAAAATATAAGTAAAAATAAATAAAATATAATTTTTGACTAGCAGCACTGGGCCTAGTCTAATGCCTACAACTGTCAATCAATTCAATTATTTTACCTAAATAATTTAGTGAAGATATATAATTATATTTTTAAAGGCCATTTTTTCCAATATTGGTCATATGAAGATATAGAAATATTTGATTAAGGTTTATAATTTTATTCATCTTGTTTATTAAGAGAAAATATTTTACAAAAAAATTCAATATTATTAAATAATTTATTATTATTAAATAATTTATTATAGACCTGGTCCTAGGCCCAGTACTGCTAGTCAAAAATTATATTTTATTTATTTTTACTTATATTTTTATTGATATTTTAACAATGAAAATATAATATTTTATTTAAATAAATTTAAATTTGACTAGCAGCACAGCTCCTAACCTGGTCTTGGATAACAAATCTCATAACTTTTTAATATATTATTTTATTGATATTTTTTAACAATAAAAATAAAAATAATTTATAATCATTTCTTAAAATTTGACCAGCATGACCAGGCCTAATTTATTAATAATATATAACAATAATTGTAATAATTCTTAATAAATTATTCATTTAATATATAAATAAAAAATATATATTTATATATTAAATGGATAAAAGAATAGAATCATATTTTTTAAAAATGCTTGAAAAAAATAAAGAAGTAGTGATAAATAGAGATAATATTATAGATATTTTTGGCGAAGATATAGAAAGAATAGATTTATCTGGTTATATTATACATAAAATTACATCTAATTGTTTTAGTAATTTTAATAATTTAAAATTTATTAAATTAATGGAAAATAGGGAATTAAAAATCATCGAACCATATTCATTTACAAATTGTACAAAATTAAAAGAAATAGAAATAATTGGAACTAAAATATCAAAATTGAAAAAAAATACTTTTTATAAATTACCTGATCTAGGTGTTTTAAGATTAAATAATTGTTTAAAATTACAAAGTATTTTTCCTAATTTTATAAATAAATGTAATAATTTACGATCAATAGAAATAAATTATTCTGGAATATTAAGATTGAATAAAAATACTTTTTTTAATTTACCAAACCTACGGTATTTAACAATAAATAATAATGAAAATTTGTGTATTATTGAATCTGAATTTATAAATAATTGTATGATATTAGAAATTTTATCTATAGCTGATAATATAAATTTAAGTAGTATTGACATATGTATTGCTATTAATTGTAATAATATAAGAGAAATATATTTACAAAATTGTAATATACAAATATTACATATAGATAGTTTTAAAAGCATATATAGGTTAGCAAAATTAAATATTGAAAACAATAGTTTATTAATTAATTATTTAGATGATGAAATACGTATAAGTGATAATAATAATCTTTATTATTATGAAAATAATTTTATATTAGATATTATAAGAGAGAATTTAGGTATTGATAAATTAGATAATTTGGGTAATGATCTAGTAGATAAGCATCATACTAATCCAGAATGGTCAAATCTTATACCTTTATCAGAAGAACCATTAAAGACGTATAAATTTATAAGAAGATATTTTCCTATGAATATAAATATCCAATATCTAACACATTATGAATATTGTATTAACTTATTTAGAAATAGTCCTGATAGAAATAATCATTTTGAAAGTTTCATGAATTTATTATCACAAATTGATGAAATTGATAATAGTATAATAATAGAAAATATTTTTATAATTCTTTTTATAATTATATTATTTTTATTAAGAATTAATATATATTATAATAGAAAGAGTTTAGAATATAATATATTACATTTATTAAGTATTGTAAATGATTCATTAAGTATAAAATATGTTAAAAATAGTTTAAGTCTTTTAGAAAATATATCTGATAAAGTTGGGGAATATCTAGATACTAATAAATATATTATCAAATATAAGGATATAATAATTACAATAATAGGATATTTGGTTGATATATATAAAGGTTCGTCTAATTTTGATAATATTGTGTCTAAATTTGATAATATTATGGAATATTTGTTTATAAATAATATGAAAAATAAGAGAAAATTAAGAAAAATAGGAAGAACAATTGAAGATAAAAGATTAGAATTATTATATATTATAAAAGAAATAAATGGATCTTTAGAACTCCCAAAATTAAAAGAAGGTGAAATAGGATTATTATTACATTATTTAATAAAATTAATTGATTTTAAAAAAATGAATAAAATAAATAACGCAATAGAAATAGAAAAATTATCAAAACATAGGAATATTCAAAAAAGACAGTTAATGAGAGAATTAGTTAAAATAGATGGTGAAGAAAGTATAAATAATACAATTATAAATTATTATGACAAGGTTTCTGATATGTATATTAGCAAATTATTATCAAATAATATTAAATATAGAATTAATAGAAAAAACCTTGATTAGGACAATCTTTTGGAGCTTTATTTATCCATTTCCATTTTAAAGAATCTATAAGATTTGGATAAAGTGTATTTTCATCATGACTATTAAAAGAAATTTCTATACCATCATCTCTCTTTACATTATCATCATATTTGTTATTCATTTCTTCTAACAAAACATAATAATCTTTTCCTCCAAATTTACCATATCCCTCCTGTATTATCCTATATAAAGTAAGTTCCTTGCAGAATTTTATCACATAATATAAGGATAGACTAATTAGCATTTTGTGTAATGAATAGACCAGGTATTATTTAGGTTTTAACATTTAATCAATGAATTAGTGGTTAAATAAACTAAAATAACCATTTTTGTTGTTATTAATAAAAAAATAAATTTTTATAATTTTAAAATCATTTTTTAGAGAATAAAAGGTATTAATGCTTTGCGTTGTTTTGGCATATTTTCAAAATTTTTTTCATACCATTTATGTGTATGAATTGCTCTAACTCCAATACAACCAACTGCACCAAGTGCAAATAATAATCCAGGTAATGACCAAGTTGCAACTGCCCATCCAAACCATTCAATTATTTCACCTAAATAATTTGGTGAAGATATATAATTATATAATCCTCCAGTTGGAAGGAAATATTTTTTATTTTCATTTTTTTCAAAATACATATTATTATTAAACATTTCACTAAAATTAAATTTACTATCAGAATAAAAATTAACAGATTGTTTTTCAATATCATTTTCATTATTATCCTTATCATCTTTATTTTTTTTACATTGTTGTAATTTACAATCCGACCATACATTTATAATAAATCCAATAAAGAATAATATTACTCCAATAATAAATGCATGTGATTTAATCCAGTCAATTATATATTTTGGATTAGATGATACATTTTTTGCATTTAAATAACTAAACATTGTTAAATAAAAAAATCCAAATATTACTAGAATTAATGGAAATTTTTTATATTTTTGTTTCATAATAGCAAATGGATATATAATTGCTCTATTTATATAATGAAATGTCCATAATCCTAAAAATATTAATGGAACATATTGAAATTTATTTGTCCCAAATAAAAAATAAAATATTAAAAACATAAATAATCCGGTAGATTCCATAATGAACCATGCATTTTTTTCATCTAATTCTGGTCCCCAAATATCTTTTATATAAAATCTTCCATATGGTGTCGGAATATGTGAAAAAAATAACATACTAATAGGAATAGTTATTATTGCAATTATTAAAACAATTTCATATGTTTTATTTGGTAGATACATTTTTATAATTAAAAAATATAAAAAAAAAAATATTTAACCTTATATTAAGAATATACTAATGATAAAAGCATGTATTTATTCAGTTTATTTTAATCAATAAATTATTAATTAAATATTTTTTTATAAAAATATCTAAGACCATAAATAATACATTGACCTAATTATATATTTTTTTTAAATATCTAAAATAAATGTTTTATTTTTTATTATAATATTCTTTTGTTGTACTAGCTTTTATATAATTTATTTTTATATTAGAATCATTTGATTTTTCAGGGTTAGAATCAAAAATATTTTTAACCATATTAATAATCGTTTTATTTTTTTTTTTATTTAATTCTTTTTGATTTAATATTTTAAATGAATTACCACCTTTTATATTATTTGTAGTAAATGGTAAATTAATCTTATTCATTATATTATTTATAAAGAAAAAAATAAATTAATTTAAATAAAAATATTATTATAATTCATAATGAATATAATTATATTAATAATTATAATATTTTTATTTTATATAATAAATTTATATATAAATATAATTCAAGAAAATTTTGAAACATATTCATATGGACCATTTAATTATGCAACTACAGGTGCAGATCCTTTAACTTTTTATAAATATCCTGTTTATAGAAATCCATATATGTATCCTTATAAATATTATAGTAGTTATCCATATCCATATATGACTCATAATCCAGTTAATATTTAAAGATTAACTAACATTAAATCAATAAATTCTAAAATATCAAAAGATTTTTTTTCTTTTATCATTTTATCTACTTCAAAAAGAAGTATATTTATTTTTTCAAAACTTAAATTTTGAAAATTATATTTTTTCCAATTAATTAAATATAAACTATCATCATAATCATAAATATTAATAACATAATTAATATAATTTACCATATTTTTATTAGTAAATGGTTTCAACTTAATATTTTTAAATCTTCTAATAATATTAGTATCTTTAAATGGTACTGTGTCAAGGTCATTAGAATTAAATACAATTAAATTTGAATTTTCATTTAATTCATGTAATCTAAATTCTTCATATTGATTAAGAATTCTTCCATTTTTAATTAAAAAATCTTCTACAAATATTAAACAATTATTATTACTTACATATGGTAATTCTAACATAAAATCATCAAAAGTATATTTCATGAATTCAATATTATTAATATTACTGAAAAAATTACATAAATCTTCGTTATAGTGTAATTGAGGTCCAGATAATATAATTGGATGTTTTAAATCTTGTTGAATTAAGTTATTAAATATCAAAAATGCTTCATTCTTTTTAAAATAATCATTATATTTCATATAATGATTATTCTCATTATGTGAAAAACTTTTAAAACTGTTAATTCCAGATGGAATAAAAGTTTTTAATGAGAATGCTGTAGATAATAAAAATAAGAAATATATCATTTTGTTTTATTATATAAAAAGTTTTATAATTTTATACAAATAAATATTCAATTTTTATATAAAAAATATTGAGTCATGATTAAAAATATTTTTATACCTTTTACATTTCAAACGCCAATTTATAAAAAAAAATGAATTAAAATAAACTAAAATTTTTGATAGTTAGATAAATATATATTATAATATGATTACTACACAAAAAATTAAATCAACAACAACTAATCCTGTTAGTTTAGATACTTATGAAAGCATTAATGTATTAAAGTGGAATAATTGTAAATGGAAAAATTTGTGTCTTATTTGTTAAAAACGGATGGCGAAGAATTTTGTCATAATTCATGAGGAATATTATTTGAAAACTTTTACAAAGGATGTAAAGTGTATGACGTCGTATATGAAAATGAAGTTTATCCATCAAGATATTATATGAATAATCCAAAATATTTATGGTGGAAGTTTGAACCACTAATACCATCTGGAGATGTAATTTTACAAAATGGATTAATTATGAATTGTATTATCGGTGGAGAAATAGTTTATGACAATGTAAAAATCCAATTAGATATCCAAATAAAATACACAATTTGCGTTGTGTGTAGATAAAGAAGGTACTGAGAATAGATTAAATTATATTTCAACACGAAAAGAAATATATTTAAAAGAATATATTAGATTAATTAAAAAATTACCAGAATATGAAAAGTTATTAAACAAATTAAAGAAAGGTGAAAATATAATGATATGTGAAATGGATGTTCCAGCAAAAAATAAAAAAGGAGAATATGGAAAAGATTGTGACGAAAATAATGTATGCCATATGTCTATTGAAAAATTGGAATTATTGTTGAATGATACTAGCGAAGCGTTTGGACACGGATTATGTTTAGCATATTCTTTATTAGTTGATTTACAATCGGTGTTTTAAATGTAAAAATGTGTAAATGGATAGGAGCTGTGCTGCTAGTCAAATTTTAATTTATGTTAATAAATTATTATATTTTTATTGTTAAATTATCAATTAAAATATAAGTAAAAATAAATAAAATATAATTTTTGACTAGCAACACTGGGCCTATAAATAGAGATGTAGAATAAATAGTTTAACAAAAAATGTTTAATTTTTATTATATTTTTTATAAAATTTTAATATTTTATAAAAAATATTAAAATTTTATAAAAAATAAACATATTTATTAGAGTTTATCTAAAAAAAGTTAATCTATTTTATAAATTATTAATAATATAAAAAATATAATTCATATACAATGTTAATGATTATTATAAAAATAAAAATATCTTAAATATATTTTTATTTATTTTATTCGAATTATGGTAATAAACATATATTCTACAGCTCCAATATAAAAATTGAATATTTATTTGTATAAAATTATAAAACTTTAAAAAAATAATAAAAAAAAATATTTGATAAACTTAAAATATTTATTAATAATGTCGTCTGATATTGAGAATAATGATAATAATGAGAATAAAAAAATAATTAATGAAGATGATATACTATTAGAAAATAATGAAAACTTTTTATCAAAAAATAATATAGAAATATATCTTAAATGTTTATTACTTTTTTTGATTTTATATTCATTTATACCTCCAATATTTGTTGCTTTCTACTATGGTTTTAGAAATATTGATAAATTAAATTCATTTACAATTTATTTGTATAATCTATGTATTGGTATTATATTATCTTTTTTTATATTAATATCAATTGTTTCAATAATTGTAACAAATAATGTTAAAAAATGTATGATATTTTTAAGTATTATATTTTATATAATAATATCATTATTTAATTTAATATCGACTATTATATTACTTAATGATTATCCTATTTAAATAGATTTTATAAAATGCCATCCCAATTTATCACATATTTTTTTCCATATCATATCTGTTTGATGCAATTTTTCACGATCTTTTAATAAAGGAAAATATTTTTTATAATCATCTAAACCTAATAATTCAACAAATTTATGTAATACATATGAATAATTTAAAAAATTCTTTCGTGATTTTGGACATACTTCCATAAATGGACCTTGTATTTCTTTAAACATTAAACGTAATTTTTCTTCTAATTCTTTACTTAATGATGGAGGTTGAATACCATTTATTTGATATAATATATGAGCTGCATGATCATAATATTTATTTAATTTATTTTTTTTTAAATATTGTCTTATTTTTTTGGTGTCTAATTTATCGAGTTTTGTTATTCTTTCTTTTTTAATTTCTTGAAGAATCTTATCATATACCTCTTCAGGTATTTCTGTTGATTCTTTTGCTTGGAATTGTGCTAACCCAATAGCTCTTTAGATCTCTCTAAAGTTTGGACTATACCTTAAGTCATCATTGAAATTGATAATTTCTCAGACCCACAACCTTCTAGTCTCTGAACCTTCTCCATATACTTATCATTAACGCACTTAGGAGCTTGGCTGCGGATTATCCAATACTTTTCGTTATTACTATGTCCTAGGTCATTACCCCGGATATTTATTATATTTTCATATAATAAAGTAGTAAAAAAGTCTCTAAGAATTTCCCCGCAATTTGGATGTGTCGCCTCTTTTTATTATCTGTTAGGATATTAAAAACAGACTAGCAGTACTGTTTATCTAATCATTACTTAGCAGACTACTTTTATGAGCAGAATTTAAATATATTTTTATTATTGATACTATTGATATTATTTTAATTTTTTTATTATTTTATATGCAAATTAGTTAAAGTGTGATATTACCATTTTTAAGATCAGATAAATATTCGATACCAGCTATATATGTTTCATCCATTGTTCTTATTCCTTTTTGTGTTTTAAAACGAAATTCTTTTTTATATTTACCACCTTTATGTTTATCAGATGGAAATCCATTAATACAAAATCCAACTACTTCATTATTTCTCCTAAAAATATTAAAATATTTCGGAAGATAATATTTTTCATAAAAAGATTCAGAAACATCATTAATATCTATATCATCAATAGACATATTATTTAAATCTACGTTATGTTCATTAATATATTTTAATATTTCAATAAACTTTATAGATTTATCTAGATTAGAACGATTAGTATTACTATTAAAAATTCTTTTAGAATAAAAATTACCTTCATTATTAACAATTCCTTCAACATAATATCCAGCAATTTTATTATCTTCAATTATCGGATAAATATATTCAGGTAATTTTTGAGTAATTTTATTTTCTTTAGATTCTTTAATACTTTGTTTTATTTCTTCTTCTTTTATAATCTTAATATCTTCCTCAATATATTTATATTTTTCTAATTCATTCTGAAGAAATTCTTTTGCTAGAATTAATGTATCTTCTTTTGATCTATTTTTAGTTATTGAAAATAGTTTTTTATTTGTATATTTTTTTGTATTAATACCTATTGGAATATCACCAACCATAAATGCTATAACTTTATTATTTTCTTGAACTGCTTTAATATATTTTGGTAAATCATTATCTTCTTCATTTTTTCTCTTTATACCATTTCTTCTATTACCCATCTGACCCTTCGAAATATTTATTTTTTGTTCTTCAGAATGCATATGACCTGTATGAGCTTCTTTCATTTTTTGAATAGTTGTTTCATTATTTTTTGAACTATATCCTCCATACTTAATATTATAACCATTTGGTTGTATAGAATCATACTCTTTTACAAATTTAACCTCATATTCATCTAATTCATCTTTATGACATTTCATTAATGTAGTGATATCGAAATTATCAGCACCATATTTTCTTATGGCATTATTTAATGCTACACAATGATCTTTATCAGTTTTTAAAGCTTCTCGAATATGTGATTTCCAACGTCCAAATGTACCCCATTTATTATTATTTAAACCAGTATAACATAGAGCTTGTCCTATATAGCATTTATTATTGGTTCTATTTTTTATTAAATATATATTACCATTGTTTAAATCATCTTGTAAGTTATAATTATCGTACTCATTTTCTATATTTGTTTGCATATGATTTTTTATATTATATATTTTTTAGTTTAAAATAGTATCATTTTTAATTAATTTAATAATAAATATATTTAATTGATTTTATTAATAAATTAATAAAGTTACCAATTCGTTTATAGGCAATTTGTAATCTATACTCATTATAATGATTTATGCGCTTGTAAGAAAAATAACACACCTCCATAGGTGGGTCTTTAAAAGAAGGTTTATCACTTTCTATTAAAATATTTTGTTGAATTCCACATGTTTCACAAATTTGTATTCCATCTGATGGATATATCGTCATTTCAATTTTACAATTTGGACATTTACAAATATTTTCATCAATCTTTATTTTTGAAATATAATTTTGATTAATTTTTTGTAAATATTCATCTAATATATATTTTTTTTTAAAGGTTGATTCTTCTTTTACAAAATCACTAATTTTTAAACTTGTATATACACCATCATTTTTATTATCTATTTCAGAATCTAAAATATCTTTATCTAAATCATTTTCTTCTTTTTCTTCTTTTTCTCTTTTATTAAAAAAATTTATTACGCTATTATTTTTATTTTCATTATTTATTTCAGTATCTGGATTATCAATAGAATTATAATCAATTAAATTTTTTTCAAAATTTTCTGAATTTTTTTTTGAATTTTTTGAATTTTCAATATTTTCATAATATCCATGTAATAATATTCCCACATTTAAATAATAATCATTAATTTCTGTATTACTCAATATTGTATTTATTTTATTTTTTATTTCAAATATTTTATCTTTTAAATTATTCCTATAAATAATATATTCCATTTCATTTTTTTTTGTTTCATCACGATTATTGTATTCTAATGTAATTTTATTTAATTCATCTTTTAATATTGGTATCTCATCATGTTGTTTTTTGAAATGATTTATCATTTCAATATGTTTAGCATCAATTGTAATATTATCATTATTTAACGATAATTTAGATGTTATTTTTTGAATGTTTTTAATACTAAACGACATATTTATATAAATATTATAAGATTAACTTTAAATAGTATATACGTATATTTTATATATAAAATTTATAGATAAAAATTATATAAATGGAATTCGATTTAAATACAAGTATAAACGAAAATATTAATTATAAAGATATTCAAAAAATGATTTTCATTTTTAATGCATTAAATGATGGATGGATTGTTAAAAAAATAGATAACAATAAATTTAAATTCATTAAAAATAATAAACATATCGAAAAAGAAATTATATTAGAGGATTATGTTAAAAAATATATAAAATATAATATGTATAATTAAAAAAATGATAGTTTTTAATATCTTATAAAAATTTTGTAAAGAATAATTAAAGGAAATCATTCTTTAAAAATGAGTGAATTTGTTGATGCATTTTTAGCAGAAAATACTGGTAGAGATACTCCAGAATTTCATGAGATCAGATCTTCTAAAGTGAAAGAAGTTGAAAAATTTCTTAAGGAAGAATTAAAAAAATATGAATCTATAGATAATTTTTATAGTGATTATCCATGTGAACTTGCCGATAAGCTCGTTGATAGAGCATTGTTTGAACAAGACCTTAAAGATAATGTTCTTCACAAACAAATATTTAAATGTTTTTATGTAGAGTATACACCCGATGACACTGAAGAATATAAACTACTCAGAACTTTACCTGAAAAGATTAATGAATATGAAGAATTTCTTTCAAGAAAATATCCCGACGAAACATGGGACAATATTGTCGAAAAAGAAGGTAGTGTATTTTGTCAGAATAAACTACATCAATCATGGGCTGATAATTATGAAAGACTAAGATAGGTATTGTCCTGAATGACAAATTTTATAAATTTTTTTATTTAATATATTATTTTATTGTTTATAATTATTCCTTAAAATTTGACTAGAATGGCTAACACCAGGTATTATTCATGATTTATAAAAAATAAAATTATTTTTAGTTTATTTAACCAATAATTTATTGATTAAATAAATATTATTTTTATAAAAAAAGTTAATACCCTCCGAATAATACCTGGACCTAAACATGGCCATGCCTAAACTAAGAATTAAACATGAAGTACTATGTCAAGAACTTAATTATTTTGAAGATTAAGAAATCATTAAGAATTTTGACGATAAAAAAATTTCAAAGGAAGCTATAAACATTGAATTAGATAGGTCGAGTATTGACTTAGGCCTGGTCCTGAATGGCAAATTTTATAGGTTATTTTATAAATTATAAGTTATTTATAAATATTTTATTAATATTTTTTAATATTAAGTACTAATATTGTTAAAAACAAAAAAATTTTAATTAATACTTTTATAAATTTTAAATATTTTTTATTATAATTAATGGATCATTAATGGATCATTAATGGATCATTAATATTAATCACAATCATCTCTCAAATCCTCATCCAATTCAAAATGAGCTGAACGCTTTTGATCTTTAGAGAGAGAGAGGAATCATTATCTATTTTTGTCCTTTCTTTTTCATAGAAAGAAATAATCTCTTGACATCTTTCTTCATTCTCTTCCATCTTTCTTGAAAAATTAGAAGAGAATGATTTTGCCATATCTTTTGCAAATTTCGTCGGCTCAATTTCTTCAGCTATTTGTCTATAGCTGAAATCTTTACGTAGAATTGTGATATAAGTTTCATAGAGAGATCTATTTCTCGCTCGACTATCAACATGAAAGTCTGACATTTCATGTCCTCCATTAATCCTAAAAGAATAAAACTTTATATCTAAAAGAACATTAAAATTTCTAGAAAAATGTTGATATAATTCTGAAGATTTTTCTTCAGAAGATATATTAACATAAGAAAAATCATGAGAGACTTCTTCTAAAATATATCTGAAATAATTACGTATTAATAATTCCATTATTGATATATTTAATAATATTTAATAAATTATTATTTTTATAAAAAAGAGTGTCATTTTTTTTAAAATTCTATAAAAATAATGATTTATTAATAGGATATTAATTTTTTATCTCAAACTAATGCTGTAAAATTAAGATTTTTATTAATGGAGATGTAGAATAAATAGTTTTACAAAAAATGTTAAATTTTTTATAAATATTAAGATTTTATAAAAAAATAAATATATTTATTAGAATTTATCTGAAAAAAAAGTTAATCTATTTTATAAATTATTGATAATAAAAAATATAAAAAATATAATTTATATACAATGTTAATGATTATTATACAAATAAAAATAAATATCTTAAATATATTTTTATTTTATTCAAATTATGGTAAGAAACATATATTCTACAGCTCCAATATTATTTATAAAAATAGTTTATTGTTAATGTATATTAGTAATAAAATATTAAGTTTTATAAGTTGAATATTATAATTATTTAATTTATAATTAATTCTTATTACATAACAATTTTTAAATCCTTAAGATTACAACATTGATCAGTAATATGTATTAATAGTTTATAAAAATATAAATTCTAATATAAATATATTTATAAGAAAATAAATCTATAAAATAATTTTATAGAAAATATAAGAAAATATAAGAAAATAAATTTACATAAATTATCATATATAATTTACAGTATATTGGTATATTTAATATTATAAAAAATAATTAATATCATTAAAAAATAAAAATTTATAATTAATTAATTAATTAAATATGAATTTTTATGCGTTTTACCAAATTTTTTTTCTAAGCTATAAGTATATAAAATGACAGGTGGACTTATGCAACTCGTAGCTTATGGCGCTCAAGACGTTTATCTTACTGGAAATCCTCAAATTACTTTTTTTAAAGTAGTATATCGTAGACATACTAACTTTTCTATGGAAGCAATTGAACAAACATTTAATGGAACTGCAGATTTCGGAAAGAAAGTTACATGCACTGTATCACGTAATGGTGATTTAATTCATAGAATTTATTTACAAGTTACTCTTCCAAGAGTAGAAGCAACTGTTTCATCTGCTTTCTTTAGATGGGTTAACTTTATTGGTCATTTCCTTATTAAGAGTGTTGAAGTCCAAATTGGTGGTCAAAGAATTGATAAACAATATGGTGATTGGTTAACTATTTGGAATGAACTTACTATTCCTGCTGGTTTGAAAGCAGGTTATGATAACATGGTTGGTAACACTGTAGCTCTTACTGGTACTGGTCTTCAAAGAACTGAAGCAACTACACTATATGTTCCTTTCCAATTTTGGTTTTGCAGAAATCCAGGTCTTGCTCTTCCACTTATTGCTCTTCAATATCACGAAGTTAAAATTGAACTTGAATTCCGTCCTAAAGCAGAATGTTATGTATCTACTTCAGGCAGTCTAAACAGTTGCGGTGTATCTGTTAATGGAACTCTTGATGCATTCTGTGTCCCATCTATTGAATATGCTACTCTATTTATTGATTATATCTACCTTGATACTGATGAACGTAGAAGATTTGCACAAACATCTCATGAATATTTGATTGAACAATTACAATTCACTGGTGATGAATCCACTGTAAACACCAATGTTAAAGTTAAACTTAACTTGAATCACCCTGTTAAAGAATTGATATGGGTTGTTCAACGTGATGATGTCGTAAAACTAGGATACAACCAATGGAATAACTATACTGATGATTTTGATGCTGATTCTGGATACAATAATATTAATAATGCTGGATTACCTGATCCTTCTCAACTTGTTTTTACTAATGTTGAGGACACTACTAATGTATTTCCATTTGTTGGTGCAAATGCCCTTGATTCTGAATATCTTCAATATTTACAACAAGCTGGTCTTCAAGTTGGTTCTAATCCAAATACTGGTTTAACCCAATATAGTACCAATGGTCAAACACGTGCAATTAATCTACCAGCAGGACCTGGTCCAAATGCCAATAACTTAGCACCAACTGATTTTGGAGCTATTACCACTGCAGGTGATTATTCTGATCATGCTGGTTTTGGACCTATTAATGCTGGAAGAAATCCAGTTGTTCGTGCCAAACTTCAATTGAATGGTCACGATCGTTTCCAAGAAAGACTTGGATCTTACTTTAACTTAGTACAACCATACCAACATCACACTAACATCCCTGTTACAGGTATCAATGTTTACTCATTTGCTCTTAAACCAGAAGAACATCAACCATCTGGTACTTGCAACATGAGTAGAATTGATAACGCAACACTTCAACTTCAACTTACTCCTAAAGCAGCACTCGGATCAAAAATTAGGGTGTATGCTACAAATTATAATGTGCTAAGAATAATGTCAGGCATTAACGAGCTTATGCTACAAAGTATAATCTCAACCTGTGCCAAACAGTTGGCTGCCATATTAGTTATTTGCAATCTAATATGGATAAACAGTGTAATGCAAATATGTTTACAACAAACATTATATAACCAGCTAGTCTCAATGTGACTATGTTACAATGAGGCAACATTTCTAAATTGCGGGGACTTCCTTATAGCTTTTTCTACTACTTTATTATATGAAAGTATAATAAATACCTGGGGTAATGACCTAAGGCATAGTAATAACGAAAAAGATTGGATTATCCGCAGCCAAGCTCCTAAATGCGTTACAGCAAGCATATGGAGAAGGTTCAGAGACTACAATGGGATGGGCATGAGAAAGCTAGCAACTTTCGATGATTGCTTAAGGTATAGTCCAGATATCATATGAAAGTATGATTGAGCCACCGGGGAGGGCTTGCATACAGTAACTAGATTTTTTTATTATATTATATCAATAAAATATTGATTAAATATAATATTTACATTTTTAGATACTCTAATTATATATAAAATTATAAAAAAATGATTTTCAAATTATAATAATTCTTTATTTATTAAATAAAGCATTAAAATGGATAACGGTATTGAAGAATTAATTGAAGAAAAACATATTATTATTAAAGATTTTGATGGTAAAATAATTAATAAAGTATGTAGATTTAAAGGAGAAGAAAAAAATAAATATTGGTTAGTTTTAAATATTGAAACAAATGAACAATATTATTTAATAGAATGTTGTGGTAATAAATTAACAAAAGTTGATGAAGAATCAATTGAAAAAATATTAGAATTAAATAAAACATTAACAATTTGTAATAATTATGTTGTAATGGAAATTGAAAAAAATAAAAAAATTTCTCTACATGCATTCCTTATGAATCATTACGGACATGGTTTATCAAAAGATTCTCTAACAGTTGATCATATAAATAGAGATAAACTAGATAATAGATTATGTAATTTAAGATTAGCAAATCAAAGTGAGCAGAATCAAAATACTGGTAAAAGAGAGAGAAAACATAATGCTAGACCTCTTCCAGGTGGACTAAAACAATCTGATTTACCAAAATATATTACATATAATGTAGATTATGAAAAGGAATTAGATAGTGATGGTAATAGAATAATGAAACGAGATTTTTTTAGAGTTGAAAAACATCCTAAACAAAATGGAAAAACATGGGCTACAACAAAAAGTAAAAAAGTAACAGTTATTGAAAAATTAAATCAAGCAAAAGAATATCTCAAAAATATTGATTCAGAAGCTGTTGTATAATTTAATTATCAATGTTTTATTGGTAAATATTTATTATTTAATTATTTTTATTTAAAAATTAAAAAAACAAATTTTAATTGATTATTTTATAAAATAATATTTTAATTTATTCAATGATTTATTCTATACTGAATTATACGACAATAATCAATTAATTCTATTAAAATTTAAAAAATATTGAATTAATATTTTTAAGATATTTGATTAATTATTTTCATAATAATGGATATTAAACAAGATAATATAGATAAATTATTAAAATATAAAAATAATCCTCCTAATCCATCATATATAGCAGGTTTTATAGATGGAGATGGAACAATCTTTATAAGAAAAATTAAAGATGGATATCAATCAGGTATATCTCTCACACAAAGTAGAACAAATATATTACAAATACTACAATATCATTTTGGTGGAACTATAGTAGAACCAAATATTATAAATATTGAAAATAAATTTAATGATGATGGATATTACGATAAATGTAATAAAAGAAATTCTTATTCATTATTTATTAGAAGTAATGAATATAAATATTTATTAAAATATATTTTTGATAAAATTATTTTGAAAAAGGATCAAATAAATTTATTAGTAGATTTTGAAAAATTAGTCAATAAAGTAAATTGTGAAGAAAAAGAAGAATTATGTAATAAATGTTTAGAATTTAATAAAATAAAGAAAAATAATTATGAATATTCAAACTTAAATATTGAATATATTCAAGGTATTTTTGATGCAGAAGGACATATTTATGTTTCTTATAAAAAAATAAATAATCAAATTAAATTTTCAAATGGTGTTTATATGAAAATTACACAAAAAAATCATCCTGAAATAATAAAAGAAATACATAAATTTTTAGGTTTTGGTAAAACGAGTGATTATATTTATTATGTAGATACTTTTGAAGATTGTTTGAAATTAGTTAAACTAATTAAAGATGGATTGATTGTTAAATATAATCAAATAATTGCATTTGAAGAATATTTAAATTCGCGTTTAGAAAAGAATGAAAATTATGATAAAGTCCATATAAAGAGAGAAGAAATATATAAAATTATAAATATGGAAAAACATCAAATTGAAATATATGAAAATATTCATTGTAAAGAATCTTTTAATGAATTGATTTTGAATGAATTAGAAGAAATTAATGATGAAAAAGAAAAGAAAAAACAAGAATTTTATAAAAATAAATCAGAATCTATGAAAGGAACTAATAATCCAAATTATGGACATTCTCTATCAACAGAACATGCTCTTAACATATCACTTTCAACAACAGTTTCAAAAAGAATGAATAATCCTAATTTAACAAATGAAAAAATTCGTGAAATATATGATTTAAAAGATAAAATTATGCAAAAAGATGTTGCAGAAAAATATGGAATGAATCGTGAGATGATTAGACGTATTTGGAAACGCATTATTATACCAACAGATGATCCAGATTTTATAACAACAAAAACAGAAAAACTCGCAAAAAAAGATTCTAATGAAGATTTAACGTTCGAACAAAAAACATCAATTGGTAAAAGATCACTAACATCTGACCAATATATGGAAATATTTTTATGGAAAATTAAGAAAAATAATGGTAAATTATTGGATAATCAAAAGATTTTTTCAACTAACTTATCAAAATATTTATCGAAATTATGGGATATAAAAGTTACGAATGATATGATTAAAAATGTTTGGTCAGGTAGAACAAAAATGTTTGAATTTGAATTTAATTCTGAAATAACTTATGAAATGTATTTAGAGGTTATTTCAAAATAATTAAAATTATAATTGAATATTTTAACAATAAAAAATACTAATTTATAATTAACGACTCAAAATTTGCCATCCAGGACCAGGCCTATAATTATGATAATAAACCAAAAAAAGATATAGAAATATATTCTATATCAATATGGTTAACAGTTATAAAATAAAGTCTATTATAAAAATATTAATAAACTGGATTTAAGGTAGGCCCAGTGCTGCTAGTCAAAAATTATATTTTTTATTTTTTTATTTATGTTTTTATTGAGATTTTAACAATAAAAATATAATATTTTTTCTTAATAAAATAAATTTTGACTAGCAGCACAGCTCCTAATTTAAGGCAAAATAAAATTGATTTTTAAAACAAAAAATATATATAATTTATGATTATAATAAAAATTAAATGTCAAAATTTTCATCATTAATTATAGATAATGGTTATCCTCCAAAATCTACATCTCATAATTATGGTTATTCTTTAATTCTACCTGGTTTAATAGATAGTGAAAATAATATCATTACACCACTAATATGTAAATGGCCAGCTGAATTAACTCATATATTAAGACCAATGTATAAAGAATATTATATAAATGGTGATCTAAGTTATAGTGAATTTACAAAAAAAAATACAGAATTAGAAAAATATGTTTCTGTTATGAATCCTTGTTGTGATATTAATAAAAATAATGGAAGCTCTGTTGAATTTCTGTTATTATCTTTTGATGATATATCAAAAGCTTTTATTGGAAATGGTGAATTACATAATAAAATTATTGCTGTTTACTTATCAGCAACACGTTGTTTACAACATAGTTATCAATGGAGAGATGCCACTCTTTTTTTACCAGGTTCAGAAGCTATTCAAAAGGCAAATGAATTAGGATTAATGGTTGGTGTTGCATCGTTTGTATCAAATTTTTCTGGTCCTTGTTACAAGTTTAGTGTTATACAAAATCCACAATTATGGGATAGTTGTTTAAGTTATAGATAATTTTTATATATAAAAAATAAAGGTATATATATTATAATGAAAAAGACAAAAACAAACTTATTTAATCCACAATATTATGGCTATTCACAATCAACTAATAAAGAAATAATAGGTGGTTCGGCTCCTTATAAATATAATTATTTACCACATGATAGTCAATTATGTATAAATAGTAAATCTATGTATAATCAAATACATAGCAATATATTTTCACCGGATACTATTGTTAGAAGTCATCCAGCATCTAATATAATTCAAGGTTTAACATTAAATTATCATGAAAATATGATTAAACAAAATTGTTTTCCAAGTTTTCAACACAATCAAACAACACAATATGTAAGTAATTATGGAACAAATAATTATGGTTAAAAAATAAAATAGGAGGAATTAAAATTCAATTTGGAAATTTTCCATCTGTTAATCAATATAATTTATAAAACTTAATAAATATTTAAGTTTTTATTATCAATAATATTTTATAAAAAAATTAATTTGATGGTTTTAGTATTATTTAAATAAATATAAATTAACAATAAAATATTTTATAAATTATTTTATCAGTATTATTGATAAAAATCTTAAGTTTACAAAATTGTCTGTTAATACAAATAAAGAGAATAATCAAAAGAAAATATAGATGTTTTAATTTTAATAGAACATCTTATGTATAAATGATTAGTAAAAAATAAAAATATCTATAAAACAATAAAATACTTAATAAATTTAAAAATAAATTATATAATAAATCTTTAAATTAAGTTATATATAAAAATCCAGATTTATTATAAGATATATAGTTTAAAAATTTATTTCATTTTATTAATCTAAAAATAGTAAATTAAATTTACAATTATTTATTGAAAATAATGGTTTATGAGAAGATCTATATAAAAAATTTATTTTGAATACAAATATTAATGATTGTATAATTTGTCGAACAAATATTTCTAATATTAGATTTAGAAATTATTTTATTAGACCATTTTCAAATAATATTTAAATTATAATGAAATTTTAGCTTATCGTAAACTAATTTTAATTTATTATCAGATATTATTCCTAAAAATTTAATATATTATAATAATTATTTATAAATAATTATATAAAAATAATATTAAATAATATTTCTTAATATTATTTATGAATAAAGATAATCAAAAAATAATAGAAGCAAAACAAAAAAGAAGAGAAGAAAAGAGAAAAAAAAGAAGAAGTGCAACACCAGAAGAAGTAATATTTATTTTTGAAAAAATATTAGAGGGATGGAAAACAATTAAAATATACAATACAATAATTCAAAATGATAAAGATTCAGATGTTTCTAAAAAAAATGTAGAAAATATTTCAACAGGTAATTCAAAAGTATATGAAAAGGAATTAGATCCTATTAGATTTGAATATTATAATAAACTAAGAGAAAAAGTGTATGAATATCATAAAAATTTAAAAATTAACGAAAAATCATAAAAAAACTAACAAAAATCCCATATTATAATATATAATAAACTCATTATAGGCTTTAGAGGATTATAAGATAATCCACCACCTCTTTTATTATTTAAAAAATATAAAAATAATAAACAAATAAATATCATTAAAATACTCATTTCAATTATTATAGATTCTATTATAATTAAATATTGAATGTTAGAATAATTTCATTTATTTTCTTTATTATAACAATTCACATGAATTAATTTTTGATAAATAATTTATAATAATACTACACAAAATTATAAGTATTATTAGCATTACAATTATATTAATATATTTTATAGTAATATTATCGAATTGTTTAAGATTAAAATTTTTTAAATCCAATTTAATTTTTTTTATTAAGCATATATAATAAATATATTAATTTAATGAAAAAGCATAAAAAAAACAACTAAAATTGTTATCAACATAAAAAATGATTGAATATATAACAAATATCTAATCCAGCTTTGAGTACATATACAATTTACATTTACATTTTCTGAAAATTTATAAACATAATATACAAAAAAACCCCATACTATAATATATAATAAACTCATTATATACTTTAAAGGATTACTAGACATTCCACCACCGCTTTTATTCTTTATAAAATATAAATAAAGATAAGGTGAAAATAATAAAATAAAAAAAATACTGATTACAATTATTATAGTTTCTAATATAATTAAATATTGAATATCAGAATAATTAGATTTATTTTCTTCATTATAACAATTGCATGAGTTAATTTTTGATAAATAATTTATAATTATACTACACCAAATTATAAGTATTATTGATATTACAATTATAAGGATAATACTAATAGTAAGATATTTTCTATATTCAATCATTGCTTTTTTATAACCATTTAAATTATTAAATTTTTCTAATTTATTTACATTTTTAAAATTAGATTTAATTTTTTTATTCGGCATTTATATAATATTATAATATTTAAAAATTAATGAAACACCATAATTATATTATAAAATGTACCAAATAATAAAAAGAATGATTGAATATATAGCAAATATCTAATCCAATTTTGTGTACAACCACAGTTTATGTTTACATTTTCTGAAAATTTATAAACATAATATACAAAATATATAAAAATAATAATACTTAATAAATTAAAAAATAACATTAATGGATTATCTAGTAATCCACCTCCTTTCTGATTATTTTTATAATTTAATTTTGATAATGATGATACTATCATTATAATGCTAAATACAATAATTAAATATTCAAAAATAATTAAATATTTAATATTAGAATAATTTGATTTATTTTTTTCATTATAACAATCACATGAATCAATTTTTGATAAATAATTTATAATAAAACTGCACCAAATAATAACAATGATATTAATTATAACTGATAAATAAATTGAATAGATGTTATATGATAAACGGTTATTATTTAATTTTCTATTTAAAGATTTTTCACTAAAATTTTCTAATTTATTTGAATTAGGTTTATTTTTGTTTGGCATTATTTATAATATAATATAATATTTTTTATAAAAAAAATCTTTAAAATAATAATATAAATATATTTTAGATTATGCCAAATAAAAATACAAATAAAAATACAAATAAAAATACAAATAAAAATACAAATAAAAATATAATTAGAAATATTATAATTATTATTATTATAATAATAATAATTCAATTATTAGTAACTAATTTTTTAACGAATACCAAAGAGTTTTCATATAGAGCACTTATTAGGAATGAATCTTTTGCAATATCAATATATTTAGCAATAATATATAAAAATGGATTATTTATATTGATACCATTTATATTAGAAATTTTATTAGAATATTTAAAATTAAAAGGTTTACATATGGAAAAATATATGTCAACAAAATATCAATATAATGATTATTGGCGTGAAATAAATAAAAAAAATCCAATTTTTAGTAATTTTTCAGAAGGAAATTATGATAATATTATTGGTTTTGATACAAAAGATCATTCTCAAGGAAATATTAAAAAAATATTAGATTGGTGTAAATATACATATGATTATTCAATTAAATATAAAACTCCATATTTAATTGATATTAATGATAAAAAACATGGTCACGAGTTAAAAGAAATAACAGATAATAATAAATTTAGATTAATTTGTGAAACATGTAATGTAAAACCAGGAATGAAAATATTAGAAATTGGTTTTGGTGAAGGTGATTTCATGTTATATTTAAGAAATAATTATGGAATAAATCCAATAGGAGTTTCTATATCATCTGAACAAGTAGAATTGGTAAAAAGTAGAGGTTTTAAGGCATATACTATGAATTCATGGGATATGACAAAAGAAGTATTAGGAGCATATGATTTGATATTACAATGTGGTAATTTAGAATATATTAAATGTAGTGGTGAATCAGAAAATATTTATTCTAAGTTTTGTGATATTATATATACATTATTAAATTATAATGGTAAATATTTTATAACTTGTATACATTTTAATGAAGAATTTAAAATAAATACTTTTTATGATAATATAAATTGTTATTTATTATGGAGTGGTAATGATGGAAGTTATCCATATGGGAAAGATGGATTTTCAAAATATGCTAATAATTCTGGATTAAAAACTATACATCAAGAAGATAGAACAAATGATTATTTTATAACAACTGTTATATTCATGTCATTTTTTCAATGTATGCAACAAAAATGTTTAACTTCTATTTCAACACCAGGGATATTAGATTCTATTGTTAAAACAATTGCAGATCCATATTATATACATACATATCTTTGTTATAGTCCAATAAAAGATTTTTATTGGTTACCATGGCAATGGGAATTTATTCCTCAAAATATAAATGGTAAATGGATGACACCAGTTACTTTACAATATATTTTATTCCAAAAATCAAATAAATAATGATATAATAAGAGAAAATATAGAAAATAGCATAACAAATGATTGAATATACAATAAATATCTTATCCAATTATAAGTACAATTACAACTAATATCTACTTTTTTAGCATAATTATAAACATAATATATAAAAATAGAATATAATATTGTATAAATTACTGTATAAATTATATTTAGTGTTTGATTTCTAAACATTCCACCTCCATTTTGTATATTTTTAATAGAATATAAACTATATGAACAATATAAAAATCCTATTACATTTGTTATTATTAGTAATATTTCAATAGCAATCAGATATTTAATATTTATGTTTGGATTATTTTCTTCATTATAGCAAGTACATTTATCTACATTTCTTAAATAATTTAAAATTATACTTAAAAATATTATATTTAATAAAAATATTGACAATGCTGTACAATAATGGATTGATAAAAAATCAATTAAATATTTTTTATCTAAAGTTTTTGTTTTAGATAACTTATTTTCAATCCAAGGTTTAGGATTTATAAGATTTTCGGTAGTCAATTTTAATTTTTTATTATCTTTGAGATTGCGATTATTAAAACTATTATTATTTTTTACCATATATATTAACTTAGATTTTTATAAATTTTTATAAAATTAAAAAAATTAATTTGTATAAGGAACTTCACTTCCAACTACTGTAAATCCTCCCCAATTATCATTCACAGGAAGTGCTTGAGAAGTTCCAAATTGCCTATACCACATATTGCTATAAGCTCTTTGTTGTTGAATAGATAAATTTGTATTTTTAAATAAATTTATAATTGGAAATAATTCAGGTTTTCTACGCATTAATGCATATAAATTTTGTTGATCTAATATTTTTTTTTGAAAATTATCATTATTTTTTTTACAACCTTGATTTAATTTACATTGTATTGGAAAACATGCTTTTATATTCTGTCCAGTTTCATATGATTGGATTTTTGTACAATAACAATATTTATTATATCTTTTACTATTTTGCTTAATATAATCTGTCATATATTATTTAATTATATTTTTATAAAAATCCGAAACTTTTTTAATTTTATTAAAAAATGATACTTTTAAATATTTTTCTGATTTTTCTCTAGATTCTATTTACTATAGAATCTATCTTTTTATTTTGTAAAGTTGATATTTTTTGTTTGTAAAATATTTTATTTGTTTAAGTTCATCATACATTTTTATTTTTTAGATATATTACTGCTACTAATACTTATAAATTCATAAATACGTTAGACATATAAGGTGTTTCATAATTATGTCTCAATGATTTTATTAATAAAATAAAAAATAATATTATACAATTAAAATTAAGAAATTATTTTTATAGTTATATTATTATAAATATAAAAAATAACTTTTATAAAAAATATTTTTACAATGGGGCTGTTGCATAATTCACTATACAATAAATCATTGATTAAGTTAAAAAATTATTTTATAAAATTATCAATTAAAATTTAAAATTTGTTTTTTATTTTTTAGTAATTTTATTTATTTTTAAATTTTA